GCCGCGAGCACGAAGCAGGTCGTGCTGTTCTGCACGATGGCCTGAGCATCGGTGTCCCAGCCTACGTAGGCGTACCGGTTATTTTTCGAGTTGACCCACGCCGCGAACGCCATCTTGTCGGCAGTGATCGGTTCGAACACGGTCATGAATGCGGCCCAGTTCTGCGAGATCTGGACGATGGCCTGCATGTTGGTGGCAGGCACACCAGCAACGGCACCCTGCGACGTAACAGCGCCAGTAGCGGCGGTCATGTTCAGGCCGGCCGCGAGCGTTCCTGACACGAAGCTCATCGTGGACGTCGCGCCAGTCGTGGACGACGTGATCTTGAACGCTGCGCGCTGGCTGTCGTAGCTGACCGTGCCGCCGAGCGACGTAAAGCCTGCAGCGATGATCGTTGCCGCATTGGAAAAGCTTGTTGCGGCCGAAAGGTTGATCGAGGTGGAAGTCTTGAGCGTTCCATCCACGGTCACGATCAGCGTGCCGGACAAAGCCTGCAATTGCGTGAGCGTGAGGCCGGCGACAGAACCGCCGCGCACGTATGCCGATACGCTGGCGGTCGGATACTGGGCGAACAGAACTGCACCCGGCGTCTTCGTCGCATTCACATACGACAGGAAATAGTTCCCTGCGTAAATCGCCTCAGGCGCCGTCGCACCGAAGAATGCATCGACGTCGTCACCATTTGCGAACGACATGACAGTGCCGATCGGCACAGAGGTATCGGCTGTCAGAATCAGGCCGTTCAGGTCAAATGCCGATCCGCCCGCGCCAACGACGCCCGGCTGAACATCGACAATGTCCGAGGCAGGAATGCTCATGTAAAACTCCAGGTGGGCCGTTTCCGGCGCTCAAATGCAAAAACCCCGCACATGGCGGGGTTCGGGGTGGTGGGCGGCTGATGCTGGTTAAGGCGGGTACACGACGTCGACGTCGATCAGGCCAACATCGAGCGAATCGGCGAATTGCTGTGGAACGGTAACAACAGGGTTGATCTGCATTACGGCGTCAAATCCCCATCGCTCGATGTATTGCGCCTCACCACTGACAAACGGGCGTTGCGCGGCATCGCTGGCATACAGGGGCTGCATATCCAGACCGGACTGAGCGAACTGCTGGCACGCGTAATCGCTGCGAACCATGATCGAAAGCATGTTTGCCCGATCCATGGAAAGGTCGCCGTAGCAGTCGATCTGTACGCCAAACTGGGTTGACCGTTTGTTGTTAGCGAGACTTCCAGCCGGCGTATATGTCTCGACGTTGGTCGAGAGCGGCGTGTTCAATAGCGGCGTCATCACAATGAAATCACCGGACGGCATCGCCGCACGATTCTTCAGGCCGCGGATCACATGGTCGCCATCCAGATCAACTAGTGACAGGATGAATGCCCGCAAAACCGTCAACGCTTGCGTTTCTGTGATTGATACGGTGGCGGCCATGCTCTAGTTTTCCTGTAGCGTCACAGCGACCTTGCACCATCCACCATCCCACGTCTCGAGAACCGTAGTCGTGAGCCAATTGCCAGTCGGTAACGTGAAGAGATCGCCACCCTTGCCAAGAGGACGATCAACTCCCTGGACGTCTCCGTTCAGATAGATGGCCCGCAACACACCCTGAATATTCAGGGAATCGAGGTGCTGCAATTCTTTCGCGCTCAGGGCTTGTACTTGAACCTGCACGCCGGATACGGTGGTGTATTGCGGAACCTGAGACCCATCAGCAGAGGTTGTGTAGCCTGAGCTGTACTGAACGGTCGCCGTGTGGAATGGGTTGATCGCGCCGATCGCACCGGAGACTATCTGGTGCAGGTTCACGATCCATCTCCAGGCTTGATTTCCGATGCGACACTGTTCAGCATGTGCGCCGAGTCAACTAGCGGATCGTTGAAACCCTTTTTGTCGACCGTCGATTTTGCGTTTTCCGGGTAGTTAAACTCACGAATGGACTCCTGCAACTGGTCTTCGATGCGCTTACCCATGCGACCTAACGACAGATCTTGGTCGTAATTCGACGCGACGATAATTTTTCCTAGATCACTAGACCATGCACCCTTGTTCTTTTCGACCATACTGCGGAAATAGGGGCGAGCAGGTATTTCTATCGTGTATTCCTCAACATGATGCGTGGTCTGAAAATTCGCTTTATCAGCCTTGGCGAATTTTCCATCGTTGGCAAACGATCCGTCCTTGTTGATGTTGCGATTGATTGTGACATCATGAGCCGGCACTGTCACGGAGCCACCGAACTCATTAGTTGCCGCGACGAGAGCTACCGGCGTTCCATCAGGGTATGTCGCCCCCTCAAGGAATCCAACGCGCACAGCCTTTGGCGCTCCCGCGCGCTCGGCAATCTCACGCAACTTTGCTTCGAGTGCCGCGCCGCCCGCGAAGGCGATGTTAGCCATCAGAACCTCCCAAAGCCTCGATACCCGATGCCCCAAGGATTAACCGGCGGGACTGGGCCGGGAACGTATCGCATCGTTCGATACTGGGACGTCGCCTGCCAGAAGGCGAGGCCATACTTCGTCTGCGAATACCACTGGGCCGAGCCGGGCGGCATGTCCAACTGGGTGCCGACAGATACACTGCCTTCCGTCGCGCTATTGATGCGCCCGACCAGCGGGCTTGATGGCTGCCCATTGAGCGGCGCGTTCAATGCCGCGATGTGGGCGGTCATCATGTTGAGCAGCATCGCCCGTTTGCACAGATCCTGGATGATGCTGCATGGCGTGTTGTCGCAATACAGTTGCGCTTCGCAGAAATACTGCTGCGCGAGCGGCTGCGCCACTGACGAAGCCAACTCTGGATAGCGTGCGGCCCACGCCGTATAGTCGAAGACCACAACGCCATTCATGATTACGATGCCCTACGCATGTCCGAAGTCTGGAGACCCTTCGGAAGGTTGTTCGGATCGAGGCGGTCTACGTTCGAAGGCAACTTCTCTTTTTCCTTCGCTTCTGCCGCCGTGCTTGCGCTATCGGCGTGAGCGAACAACATGCTGTTGACGATGTAGTCGGCGTCCTTGTTCTGCTCGAGCCACTCGTCCCAGAATGCCTTCGGGATGCCGTGCGTGAATGCGAACCCGCTAACGATCTGCTGGTGAGCGCCCTTGTTCTGCGGGAAGGAATTGCCTTGCACGATGAACGACTTCGTATTGCGACGCTCCTGCGCGACCTTCACGTTGCGCATGCCGCCACCCAGAACAGGTTCAGCGCGCTCAACAAAGTCGTACAGTTTCAGCGTGAAATCGAACGGCATCTTGCTGGCCACGGTGACGGTGGCATTCGATGCGACGTCGTTGTTCTTTTTGAGATGGAGGGTGCTTTCTTGCGTTGCCATATTGACCGCCTATATGAATGACCGAAAGAGGGGCCGCGCGCCAGCCGGTACGGTCAGCCGGTTTTTGAGAATGACTCTAGGCGCGCGGTTACAGCAACTGTTTAGATGCCGACCGTGGTCGACATGGCGAACGGCTGCCGCATGATGAAGCCGCTGGTGCCTTGCGAGAGCTTCTGTTTATAGGCGCTCAGTTCACGCACCACCGGACCTGCACGCAACTTGGCGTTGAACGAGCAATAGCCCGAATCCTGGCCGGTTGCGTCCGGGCACCAGAGCTGCATGATTTCGCCGAGCGCCGAGCCTTGCGGGTTCTGCGCGGTGAGTGCGCCGTACTGAACAGCCGTCTTCACTTCCAGATTCGGGAAGTTGCTCTTCAGCAACGCGGCCACGTTCACGTTGAACGTGTTGGTTGCAGTCATCGCACCTTCGCGAGCCGGCGAGAGAGCCAGAACAAACTTGCTCTTTGTATTGACGCGGCCGGCCGACTGGTTGATCAGTTGGATAACAGCCGACTGGATGTCGGTGAAGATCTCGTTCGCGGTAGCAACCACCACGTTGCCATTCATCCACGCATTGCCACCAGCAGCCTTAGGCGCCGGAGCGATTGCCGGATGCAGCGACGGATCGTTCAGGCAGCCGTAGTTCTGCAGGCCAGCCACACCTCGGAAGTAGGTCAGGTTGCCGAACTTGTTCAGGCCGTCGATCGCCGCTTCTTTCTGCTCAGCGACGAAACCGATCTTCGCCAGGCCAACGCGTTCGATCTCCAGATCACCGTACTCGACCACGGTCTGGTACAGATACGGCTGGCGCTCCGGGAAGTTCGTGTTGATGCCGGCGCGACCGTTGTTGTTGTAATCGCCGTAGCTCGAGACTTCGTACGTGCGCTCCACAACCGGGAAGATCAGCGTGGTCGAGGTCCATTCGCCTTTCTGCTTCTCGCCGAAAATCTCGGCGCCTTCGTTCGCTGCGGTGAGCACGCGGAGAATGTCCGGATCAGTGAAGAACGTCAGGTAAGCCGGAACGCCCGTGTTCGGCGTCGTCACCAGTTGCGGCTGGGCATCCATCGCCAGCTCGATGTTTTCCTTCCACTCCGGGCGGCAGAACGCACGCGGCCCGTTGAAGTCGATACCCCAGCGGGTACGGTGGTAGTCGATCGCCGCACTTTGTTCCTGCGGCGACATGTCATACGCCATCTTAGGCATGGTCAGATTCCTTTGAGCAATAAAAAAAGCCGCCCTAAAGGCGGCCATGCATCAGTTGTTGGACGGGTGGCGGGTTAGCCGTTCTTCCAGGTCGTCATCTTCACCAACTCGCCCGGCGCACCGATCGAGGAAGCGACCCATTTCGTAGCAGTACCCGCGGCGACCGTGATCGTGGTCGACGCTGCGGTTTGCCCGATATTCACTGCATACGTGCCCGTGCCGCCCGCGCCCGTCAGGAATCCGTTGATTGCCGTGCCAGCGGTGATGCCGGAGCCAGTCAGCGCATCGCCGAGTCCCAGCACACCCGACGCCACAGCCGATACCGTCAGCGTGCCGCCCGAGCCAGTGATGGTCGTGCTGGCCACCGTTTGCGGGGTGCTGACCTGATACGTGCCAACGCCGCCCGGCGTGCCGGTCAACTGCGCCAGGATCTGCGTACCGGCGGTGACGTTCGTACCGCTGATCGTCTGGCCTTCGGTCAGAACGCCGGTCGTGACTGCCGATACCGTCAGCGTGGTGCCGGCGATCGAGCCCGTCACCACGTTCGCGGCGATCGCGCCCGTGACACTTGCGCCCGTGAAGTTCGTGCCGAACTGGACTGCACCGGTCGAGTTGTTGGCAAATGCAGCCTGACCCGGAAGGGTCGTGCTCGCGCCCGCGTTCACCACCCAGAAGCCACCTGCGTTGAACAGCGTGACCGGGAAGCCTTGCGACAGCGCCAGCGTTTCTTCGGCTAGGTATTGCGTGATGATCGCTTGCTGGTCGCGGTGCACGAAACCATCCGGCGCACCTGCGCCGTAGTTGTTCACCGACCGGCCATCGGTCGGATCGATCCACGCGAACAGGCCGACCGACAGGCCATTCGGGCCCACTACCAGCGCGCCTTGGCCGGCATCGACCGTTGCGCGCGGATTCGAGTCGCAGAAGTCACCCAGTACCGCCGGTGCCGCCTGCACATTCACTTGTTGCGGAAAACCCATGATTCAACTCCTGTATCTGAATGATTAGCGGCTGATGCGGTTGGCGTCCGGGAACGCTTCGAGGAAGTCAGCCGAAACCGATGCGCCGCTATCCTGAGCAATGCGCGGCTTCACTTCTGCGCCGGGCTTCGGCTGGGCGGTCAGGATTGCCTTGAACGCGCTGGGGTGAACACCCTTGATGTCGACCTTCAGCATTTCGAGCGCCGTCTTGTACACGGCCTCTGCGCTGTCCATCGCGACAGCCAACTTGCCCACGTAAGGCTTCACCAGGTCTTCGGCTTCCTGGATGCCGCGGAACAGCGCCAGGGTCTGAGCCTTGGTGTCTGCCCGTGCAGCGTCGACCGCCAACTTGATTGCTTTGTCCATCGCGGCCTGGCTCACGCCGTCATCGTCGTCGTTCGCGCCCGGAATCGGCTTCTTGTTTTCGTCGTCCTTCGGGTTGGCATTGGCTGCGCCGGGCGTTTGCACCGGCTCGTCCGTGGCTTGGGGCTTGACCGCGCCAGCAGCGGGCGCCGACATCTTGGCCTCGATCTGCGCGAGGTCTTCATCGCTGATCTTGCCGCGCAGCATGTTGAGGATTTCGGCGCACTTCGGATCCGGTTCGTCCTGTGCGACGTTATCGTCATCAGGTTGCTCGCCGTCGAGTTTGTCGAGGAGTTCGACCACGTCGGCCAGGTCTGCGTCTTTAGCCAGCAATGGCTTGATTGCAGCAACGAGAGCGGGCTTTTTTTCGGCCCAGTTCTTGTTCGTGACGCCGGCCAGCATCTTGTCCAGGTCGAGTTTTGCATCTGCGGCCATCTTCGGCCGCAGGACAGCCAGCATGGCCCCCTTGGCGAGAACGGCCTTCTTGCTGAGGGACTGCTTGCTCATATTCAAAGCTCCAGTGTTTTCAAGAGAGGAGTCGCCGACCATCACATCCGGCCCGGCGCGGCCTTTTGGCACAAGTGCCACATGGTTGAATCTGATATTGCGCATCACGCCGTCGTAGTGCTCGCCCTCGTAAGTGCCGGGCGTCATATCGGCGTCGTAGTAGTACGCGCTTGAGAGTTCCTGTTCCGAGCCGTCTTCGATCTTCTGGATCGAGTCCTGCACCCAGATCACCATCGAGTTATCGAGGTAGGGCGCGTTGAAAACAGCATCCGAGCCGGTCGCACCAACCACGTTTTCTGGCTTGTGGTCGACCGCGCTAACGGGGATGTGCGCGTTCAGGACTGGAAGGTTATTGGCGGTCGATGCGCCTTTCTCCAGTTCCGCCGGATCACGCAACAGCATGTAAATGCGGTTTGGCTCGAGTCCGAGCTTTTCGTGATCGGGGATCTCGTCGCCGCGGTAAGGGCAGACGTTTGCCTTACTGATGTGCGTGATTTCGACATGCAAGCGTCCGTCCTGGTCGAATGACCGGACACTGCCGCGATCGAATGCCATGCAGCGCCGATTCAACAGAGCAGGCTGCATAGCCTTATCCATCGCAAGGTCGGTTACTAGAGTCGGCATGTATTGAAAAGCACGCACTAACGCGGGCTTCCGTTGTAGGATCAACGAGTTAAAACTATCGCCAAGGGCGAATGAGGAAAGAGATGAAAACCGTTTTTGCTTTGCTGATGCTGGTTGCATCAACTTCTGTTTTTGCGGTAACGCAGGATGACGTTTCGGCGTGCGCGCTCAAGGCCGATCTTTATCGCGGCGCAGCGGATATGCGCGACCACAATCAATCGCCGCAGGACGCAGCGAAATTCCTGGGCGCCTATCGAAGCCGATTTATTTCCGACGTAGACTTCAAAAAAATCATCAACACGGTCTATTTCGATGACCGGTTTGCTAACGCTGGCGGATTCGCGCTAAAGAAGCAGATGCTGGATTACTGTCTGAGCGGACCAAAGGAATACAAGCCACTGCAGTAATCAGGTGCCGAACGCGATATTCAGGCCAGCCACACCATTCAGCGTTACCGCTGCGATGTTGGTTGCTGCACCGATGGTGAGCGCAACCGGGCTGCGCGGAAGAACCGCAACTGACTCGTACTGAGTCGCTTCTACCGTATCGTCCCCGAGCGCCACAAATGCGACCTCATCGCTGATGTTCGTCACCAGTGCGACGGTAGGCGTTCCCGTTTCTGGAATCGCAATGGATTGGGATACCGGCGTAGCGCTCATGAAGGCGATGCCAGTTACTTCGAGTGATGCTATTGCCATGATTTATCCAAGACCGGGTATCACTGATTGAGCGGTGCAGCGGCAGTTTGGCAGCTCGCCGGGCCAGATCATTTCGCCGTCGATCAGGCAACCTTTGGTGACGTCGTAGAGTTTCCCCTTGCCGCCGTCAGACTGGCTGGCTTCGACATGGGACTTGCGAGGATGCTTGCCGCCGTGTGAGTGACGCCAGCGCGCCTGGGTGATGCCCAGTTCGACCTGCCGGGTACGATTGATGACCGCAGTCATCTTGTTGGACTGGTCTCGAGCGATGAATGCTGCCCGGCGCTTTGTCAGGTCATACCGGTTAGTCAACTCTTCGGTCAGCGAGCCAAGATCTCGGCCGCGCTGCATGGAGCGCATTACCAGACCCTCAACCTCGCTGAGATGCTGCTCGGCAATACTGCTGATCAGCGAGACGTTTTCGCCGATCGCCGCCTGCATGGCATTGTTGATTGCCGCGGTCGACTTGAATTCGACCGTGAAACCTGCCTTCTTGAGAATGTCTTTCAACTGCACATCCGTCGTGCCAGCTGCCTTGTCGACAAAGTATTTCGCGAGATCCTGAGACCCCTTGTCGAATGCTTTCATCCAGCGCCGAGACATGCGGTGAATCGACCGGCGCATTGCATTGGCTGGACTGCCATCCCGGAACGATTCCATCCCGGCGTCCTGCGCCAAGGAGGGCGGAGGATTCGCTCTATACTGTGCCGTTATCCAGTACAGAAGCGATTTGTGCATTGCATCTACCCAAGCCTGCAATGCCTTGTTGTACGCGGCCTCAACGCCCGCATTGGGCCTCACCGGGCGCAGGACAACGTCCTTCCCGGTAGGCGATACGAGACCCATGGAGTACCCAGATGAAACAGGATGTGGAAGTTGACTACGTCGGCTACGACCATGAAGAATCGCAGCGCGTCGTGGTGTATGTCGGCGAGAACGATGAACTGTCTGCCCGGTTCAACCTGTCCGATTTGCTGGACACCGAGCTCGACATGTTCAAACTGTCGAACGGCATGACCGACAGCGCAGGCAAGCCGCGATTCGATGCGCTGGAAGTTGAGCTAACCGAGATGGTTCGACGCATCCGAGCCATCAAATACGGCTAGGCTGTTTCCTCTTCTTCCTCTCTCACGCCACTCAACTTCTCGGCATGCCCCATCGGACCAGACGTAATATCCGGCGGCTCAGGCAAATCAACGTTCAGATCCAGCCCATGGTAGGGAGAATCTTCTTCCGCGGCGATCCGCTTGCGTGATTCGTCGGGAGACAGAATGGTTGCGCCAATCGCCGTCGCATCCGTTTCCATATTGACCTTGCGGATGTTCGCCTTGTCCATTTCCGACACGACTTTCATCTGCTGCCACTCGAAGCCGATTTCCCGGTCAATCTCACCAAATAGCGAGAGTTGCACTAGGTTAAGGATCTTCGAAACGATCGGCGTGTAGATCTCCTGGTTCGCCGCGACCGTGTCCTGGAACACCTCGATCTCGTCTTGCGACGAAGCGTTCAGGCCAGCCGGCGTGATGCCGGTCAGGTAGATCAACGGGAGACCGGTCGGCGCGCACTGCTGCTCTTGTGCTTGCGCCTGCAACTTGTCAAGGCTGCCCAGCGGCGCGGAGATGTTGTCAAACTCCTCCGTGTCCCTGTTGATCGCATTGACACCGTGATTATCCCGGCCAAGGTTGAAAACCTGCATGCGCCGGTAAAACTGCTCAACGCCATTCTCGTTAAGCAGATTGCTCATGTCCGTCTTGAGCGTCCACACCGTGAAGGCGTGGATCAGGTCAGACACGGACTGACGGGTGCGCAGCCAGTTATCAACGTACGGCTTGATCATCTGCGACAACGACAGGCCAGCAAATGCGTACGCTGGCTTGAGGATGTCTGGCACGTCGCGCGTGATGACCGTCAGCAGGCGGCTGGAGTGGATCTCCTTGCCCATCACGAACCAGCTGATCGGCTTGTAGAACGTCGGATCGAGCGGGTCGTTCGCGTTGTACCGGTTCGGGTATGACCAGATCGGCTCAACCACCGTCAGGCGTTTGATCGAGCCTATACCAACCTTGGTCGGCGATTCGATCAACTCGGTCTTCAGTTCGTCCGGATCGAGTTGATCCGACTCCATGCCAACGTCGATGAAGATTTGCGAGCGCCCGTACAGGCCGTCCTGCTCAATTGCCTCGCGAACCTTGGCCTGCACGTTCAGGCGCTTGAACTCGGCGTCAATACGCTTGATCTTGTCCGACTTGTCCGTTTCGCCCGTAGCGTTCAGTTTGATCCACTTGCGGGTCATTTCCCGCGCGTAGACCTCGGCTGGCTTGCGGAACTCCGGGATCTGCGACCAGTTGGCCAGCAGCGTGAAGCCGGGGAACGCATAGCCTTCCGTAAAGGCGCCGTTGATGTTCTCGAGCGACGCCAACTGGAATGCTGCGCCCGGATCGAACCCGGCATCCATCGCGAGCTTGCTGCCGGTTCTGCCAGAAGGCAAAACGCCCTTCATCGGCTCGTACGGCTTGAACATCTCCTGCGTCGGAGCGTATTTCGTGGCCGGCTTGGCGCGCATAGCCAGCACAGTATCCGCCGAGATACGCATTCCCGATGGCTGACGCACCGCGGGCGCAGTGGCATGTCTTGCGGCCATCTGCGCCTGTTTGCGTTGCTTGCGATTCATCGGGTGCGTCCCATGCGGGATAGTTGCTTGACTACGTCGTCTGAAATAACAAGAGGCGCGCCACCACCCAGCATGTCGGTGATTGCGTCTACCATCGGGTCTATCTGGTCGTCGTGTGCGTGCGTATCGTCGGCAGTGAATGCATCACACTCGCCAACAAAGTCGCTCACCCAAGGTGCGTTTTCGGGAACGCAGACATTGCCGACGTCGATATGGCTAACCACATCCATGACCCGCGTCAGTTTGTCTTTGGTGCGCTCGATGCCTTTGACCGGAATGCCGCCATCGGATTTGACTTCCTGGATCAGCCCTGTGCCCGACGCCTTATCCTCAACCAGCATCTGCCTCAACGCCGGAGCGTCGCGATCGCCAGCGCCTATGGCTTTGTGTTTGTTCCAGAAATCAATGGCTCGGCGCTTCAATTCAGGCGCTTCCCACTTGCCGCGGATCAGGTCGAGCAGATAGATGCGATTGTCCTGGCCATACCCCCAGCACTGAAACACGCTGTAGTCGTTACGTTCAGCAGTCTTCTGCGCCGTATCAGCGTAAATCTTCCGGTAGCGCAACTGAGGCAACGCGCCGTAGCGAACGAACTTGCCAGACTGGATGATGCCGCCGCCAAGTGGGGAGGGGCGCTGCATGTACTGGCCGCTGAACACATAGCGGTCGGCCTTTTCGGACGCCAGCAAGTCCTGCAGCGGTTCTTTATATGGCCAATAGCTGAACCGGCCGTCTTCATCTCGCTCCGAACTATCCACCATCGGGCGGATGTGCTCAGGAAGATTTTCGACATACTCGTCGGTGATCAGCGCGGGTATTTCGATGAATGTCCACTCACCGGGAACCTTGCCAGCCTTGATAAAGCCCGTAGGGTCTTCCTCAGCCAGGCGCTGCATGATCAGGACGATCGGCGTATCGGGATTGGCCCGGCGGCTTTTTACCGTCGAGATAATCTTGCGGTTCGCCTTGTCGCGATTCGTTTTGCTGTACGCGTCCTCGACCTTTAGCGGGTCATCGATCAGGATGGCGCCTTGCCACCCATCGGCCATGTGCCCGGCACGGAAACCGGTGATCTGGCCGCCCAGCGAAGTAGCGTAGACGCCGCCGGCCTTCTTGCCGTTATCCTCGACATTCCAACGCTTCTTTGAGTCAGCGTCGCCCGCAATCTTGCGCGGCCACAGTTGCTGGTATTCCTCGGAGCGCACGACCTCACGGGCCGTTTCAGAATTCAGTACCGCAAGGTCGTCCGAATACGAGATGTGCAGGAAGCGGGCGCGGGCATTCAATGCGAGGCCGCGGGCGATCAGGTTGATCACCACCTCCTCGGTCTTCGACGAACCCGGCGAAACGTTGAATACAACGTTCTTTATCTCGCCCCGAATGACCTTCTCGAGGATGAACGCAATATAGACGTGGTGCCAGTTGACCCGAAAGTCGATGCCCTGCCGAATCCTGAAGAAGTGCTTCGTGAATTCGAGGTGATCACCTTCCAGCCTGATGCGCAGCCGGCGAAGCTTTTCAGCCTTGATCTGCGCCAGACTTGGCAGCGAGGCGTTCGAGGACGGCAAGTTCTTCATCGGTCATATCAGTGAGATCGACCGGAACGGGCTGCGTCTTGATCGGACCACCGTCTCTGCCGGTGTGCTCCAGCTTGTGTCTGTTGGTGTAGGCGTCGCCCGTTTCTTTCGCGACCTGCTCGAGCAACTGCGCCGCCAAAGCCATGTTGCCCAGCAACTCCGCTTTGTCAATCATCCGTTGCAGCGTGCGCAGCCTGACGGCCCGGTGCGACACGCCAATCAGGCTGGTGTCTTCCAGAAACGTCTTGCGGGTCTCGGCGAATATCTGGCGGTACTTATCGCTCAGGCGATTGCCAGAGCGCTTGTTTGGGTCGTAGGCCTCGCACTGCTGCGGGGTAACAGGCAGCCCGAATTCCTCTTTGATTGCCTTCGCTGCCTGTGATGGCGTATCGAAGCAGGCCAGAGCCTGAACGATGCGAAGTTTTACGTTTTCGGTGAGTGCCGCCATTTTTAAATTCTTCCAGGCGGCTTCCAAGTCATGCCGCCCTTAATAGACACGTCCCACAAGCCTGCGCAATGTTGAATGATCCGATCTCGGGCGTTTTCTGTGCGGCCTCGACCAATTTGGCTGTCTTGCCCGCAGCAGCGCCAACGCCGTACCTGCGGACAATGCCGACGAATTCCTCGACATCGTGTGATTGGATGCCAAGCTTGGGAGCCCCATCCTTGGTGAAGGCGGGAGCGCCGAACTCGTCACTCTTTTGCGCTATGTGATACATCTCATGCTCGATCAGCGAACAGAACTCGGCGTCGGAGCACTCATTGGCATACATCGCGTCAAGCGTAATCAGGTAGGCCGGGACGCGCCCGAACCATTCGTACATCTGTTGCTCTTGCCGACCTTTCTGCCACGCACCACAGCGGAACGTCACTTCTTCACACTGCCCGACCACTCGGCGCATCTGCCTACTATTTTCCTGTGCGGCCCACAGGAACTCAATGTCGGCATTCTTTAGGTGAAAATGGTCTTCGTTAAAGAGCGGCGAGTGCTCATCTAGAAACGTTCTCGCCACCCATTCGGCCACACCATCGGCAGGCATGAAGCGCCGAAACCAGTTACCGGCATCAAACAGCGCTTCGGGCGGTTTTGGCCTCGAAGCTAAAGCTTTCGACTCATTCGATTGCGATCGCCTAGCCATTCATTTCTTCCAGGGTCGCGGGCGATGAGCGAAAACTACTCATGTTATTGCCCTTTCGGGCGCACCGCATTGCTGCGGATGGCCAGACCGAGGGACGGCTGATTAGCCATGGTCTGGCTGCGGGGAGGGGGTTAGCAGGTGATGACGTATGGCTGCGTCGGCCATTGATTGCTGCCACGAAAGATGCGCTGCATCTCTGCCCAATCGATCGGCTTCGTGGTCTGCGGCACTTGCAGCGGGTCGACCTTCGGCGTCACCTTCTTGAACACCAGATCCAGGTGCTCGCAGATGGCTTTCCATTGCGCCGGGTTTGGCGTCTGGCCTTGGGTCAGTTCGACGAAGCCGTGCAGCCAATATGCGAAGTCTTGTGCGTTCATGCCGCTTCCAATAGCGCAATGTCTGCGCGGTGTCTCTCAATTTCGCCGTAGTCGCGGTGGTGGACGATGCACAGCATGTCCCGCCCAGCGCGATATCCATGCCCAGCTGCGTACGAATCCTGCGCCGCCAGTGTGCGGAAGGATTCGCAGATCACGCCAGGCACTTCCGTGACCGTCTTCGAATGGATGTGGCCGGTGTACCAGTAGCGGTACAGCGTCTCGCCCCAATCCTTGGCGCGGTCGCACGCCATGACGCCACCGAGCTTTTCATGCTTCGTGGTGTCGCCGTGGGTCGAGCCGATCAGCACCTTTCCGAAGCGGAAGTACCAATGCTTCGCGGGGCCAATGTCTACCTCAACGCGAGGCTCATTAGAGAAGTACGCCGCCAGCGTGAAGATCAGCGCCCATATCGCCTGCGGATCGTGATTACCAGGGATGGCTTTGACGATCACACGGTTGTGCTTCTCCAGCGCGCGCAGAATGGCGTGCCGGTAAGTCTCGATGCCTACCTGCAGCACCTTCACATAACGCGAATCGACGTCAAGTTGGTGCCGGTGTGCTGGCGTCTGGTTGGTCTGATCGTTCTGATGGTACACGTCCCCGAGAAGCAGAAGGATCGCAGTCTCTGCGGGAGGTGCGGTGGCTACCAGGCGGTCGACAGCACCTAGCGTCAGTTTCCGACCAATCTCCAGGTCGAACGCATCGCCGCATTCCTTGGCCCAGACGTAAAGCCCCACATGCGGGTCGCCGAACGGATACACGGCCAGCAGGTCGGACATCACACGCAGCGGAGCGGGCGTTATCGGCGCCATCCCTTCCACGCTTCTCGATAGCGCCTCAACAGCCTGACGGGCGATTTCATCAGCCCGCTCATGGTCGATTGTTGACTTGACCCACTGAAGCTTAAGGTTACCGTCTGCGTCGTACAGCGTCGACGTGCCTTTAAGCCTAAATCCGTCAGGTACAGAGTGGCTGTTGTCGTGTTCCGGAGAATACCCTGCGCGCGCCGCCTTCTTCTTCAGCGCCTTCATCGAGTCGCCTACAGTGCCATGTGCGACACCAAGCGCCTCAGCAGCAGCCCGTTGCGTGCCGTATTTCTCGACCGCTTCAAGTATCTCGAGTTGGCGAACCGTGGCCCATGAGCGCAAATTGTCGTCTACGTTCATGGGGCTCCGATTGTATATCTGAAGACTTATCCGGTCGAAGTCACCAGATAAGATAAAAATCCGTCATTATTCTTTGCCGCGAGCCAACCCAGCCGAAGCAATAATGTCACTTCGCCTAACCGGCAAATCCCTTCCGCCTATCACCCGGAATCGGGCTTAACTGGCGGAGTTTTGCTGGTTACGAACTCAGGTGCGGAGAAAATTCGCCACACCAGTGCGTCGGGTTCACTTCCACATCGCGGGCCACATTCAGCCCCGTGCTGGCGTCATACACCAACTTCGGCGGATACCTGCGGCAGTACAGCCCATCGCCAGGAATCATCTTGCTGCATCGGCATTCGCGGCAGTTTTCGACCGGCTCGACCGGAATCACTTTCGGCTTTCGCGCTGCCATCGGACGCTCGAATAAAAATTGCCCACCGAAGCGAGCAAACCTTGACGAAGGGTCAAGAGGAGACAGGTTGAGAACTACTTTGGCGACCGCATGGGCACTTACCCGCCAATCGGCGCGCGCGTCGCTGGATTTCGCCCTCATAGCGTGGCCCGTAGACCGGCGGGTCATGACTCCACTTCGGCATCGGGGCACTTCCGGACGATCCCAACGCAGACCACGCTATGAAGCGGCTGGTTGAGCCAGCCAGGCTACACGCAGCTGACTACCCGGCGTGTCGGGGATATCTCTTTGCACCTGTGCGATTACCTACCTTCGTGAATCACGACTGGTACGCCTCAACAGTTGTCGGCGTCTTTGGATTTCCCGTGCTTCGCTTGCGCTGCTATACGGACTGATCCAATCGTGATTCATGAAGGCCCGAGCCGTAGCTCAGGCGTACTGCGGTACGTCTCACGACGATCCTGGGAACGCTAATGAAGTAGCAGTGAAGCAGTGAATCAAAACCCAGGGTGGCTGCAACCACCCCTTACGAAAGCCCCGGTGCAGCGAGGCTTCGAAAGTGCCGCGCGCCAATCTCGCGGTGTCGCCCTAGTGGATCCAGCTTTCGCCGGGGACGCTATTGGCTGGCTTGGCTCGGTATTGAGCCTAGCGCTTGCGCGCATTCACCTCTTGATACCCGACTGTCGTACCCCAACCGCGTAGTCGCAATCGGCAATCGAGTATCGATAAAGCCCGCGTTTCGTGCGGAACCGGATACGCTTTGGGCTTATGAACTGGCGTATCACCCAAGCCTAGGACCCATAGGGCGGGGCGGCTTCACCCCTTTGCTCCCGACTGTTGCCGTTACGAATCTTGAGGCTCTTTGTCCTCGGGCCATTCTTCAATAGCCAGAGTCTTGCCGGACCAGACCGAGAAAGTTGCCTTCTCGTTGCGCCGAACCCAATGAGGCGCATCTGATTGCGGGTAAGGAAAACATTCGCGGACCAGCACCTTGACTGGCTGATCCGGGCATTCAACGGTAACGATAACGGTCATTTCCTGCTCCTATTATTTGCGTGGCTCGTTTAGCGCTTAGGCACCCGGTCACACAATGCGCGATACTCGCCTTGAGCGTAATTCAAATCCTCTGCGCTGCGGGCCCACTTCTGGCCGGGCGGATTGGCAGCATTAAATGCTTCGCGGGCGCGCTCCCAGCCGATATCCCCTATCTCGACCGCTTTTGCATCATATCCATCTCGGCAAGGTGAGCGGTCTCGAGGAAAGCACGCCATGACCGGATCTCGCCATAAATTCTACGAATTCACCCTCAGAGCTTGAGCCGACCGGCATCGCAATGCCCAACTTTTGGTCGCAGAATCAGCCCAAACTCTGAAGCGCCTCGGTGGAGGCAGCCTGTTGTGCCGCAGGGGATGGCTAGGCCCAAGTACTATCGGCAATACGCGTTACTGAACTCATGCATCATGCTGATCGAGACGATCCGAAATAGCTCAGCCTCGGTGAGTTTCATCCCTTCGATTCGGGTCCAGTATTCGTCACGCGGACCCTTGTCGGAGATGACCATGAGCAATTCGAACCATGACAAGCCGCCGCGCTCAGCAAGGCGCTCGACGCTCTGGCTGTGATTCGTAAAGGCTTGCTGCTCATGGCGCTTGACCAGATCGAACGACACGCCAAGCGGCGACTGGAAATGCTGTTCACGGCAGCGGCGAACGCAGGAATCCAGAATCGGGAATGTCTTCATGTGGGCGGTTTGCCTAACGTTTCAGGCGTTGAGGCGAGGAATGCGCGTCAAAAGCATCATTCGCGGATGCTTTTCTGGCCCGGAAGATCAAACAAAGCTTCCGCGGCCTCGCGTGCTGCGGACCAGCGCTTGCCGAGTTCTTCGCCGACTCTCCGCGATTCTCGCTGGGCGCGCTGCTGCTTTTCCTCAAGCACTTCCATCGGGTCGCGATATGAACGCGAGGGGAGAGCAGTGGAGCGCATGGGCGTAAACTAAAAAAGCCCCGCAAACGCAGGGCCTTAAAACTTGGAAGCGATCGCCGGATTCGAACCGGACCTTCGGGTTATGAGCCCGATATGCAGCCTTTACACTACCTCGCTATCGAGCGTTGCGCGTGGACGCAACTTGGCTTGCGATAAATGTACCGGTTCACGTAACGGTATGCAATGAGTCCGTGTAACGGTTTTGCGCAACCTCCAGAACACGCCACGAATATGATGCCGGCGCACCATTGGTCGACCTTTCCTTGATGATGACTTGCCCCGATTCCGCAAGCGCCTGCAGCACCCGATACACAGCCATCTGCACGCGTTTGCGTTCTCGTTCGTCGGCCTTCTTTGGCGCGACGTAGTTCACGATCTGCCGCATACGAAACTCGCGGCCAGGGTAGGGCGCCAACAAGGCCATGATTTCTGCTGCGTGCTTCACGAAAAAATCCTCTCTACTCGACGCTTCACACTGGCCAGGATTGTTTCGTATGCCGCCACGCTTAGCCCCACATCCGGATCAATGTTATTGATCTTTCTCACTGCCGCTGGGATGCCCCCGCTGTAGCGAGAGTATTGCCACGGCGACAGGTACTCAGCTTGGAGGATTTTGCGCTCGATTGTGACTGCCGAATCGAATACCGTTTGCACGCGCTTGGCGTTGTCTACGTGAATCGGCGGCGGCGCGTCTTCTGCTGCTGCATGCAAGGCTTCTGGTAGGTATCGGCTCTCCAGTGAGGCACACCGACTCGGCGGAAGCGGATGCGGCAGCGCGCCGCTGTTGCACCACCGACTCCAGTTTTTCAGTTCGTGATCGGCTAGGCTTTCCATGTGATACCCCGCACACCAGATGTTGTGGGAAACCTCGAATTACAGCGCTATATTGTACATCAATAAGTAGTGCGAAAATCGTGATGTTGTGCTATGGCGTCACTCAACCTCAATCACTTTGACGCCAGCCTTGCGCGCCTGACCGATCATGTTCGCGGTTCCGCGACCACCTGGAAGCGCGATCACCAAATCAGGACTGTAGGTGAGCATTCGCGTATTGCGCCTTGGCCCCGCAGAGAACCCATCGCGATCCCAGTTGGCCGGAACAGTGAGGCAATCAACGCGGCGCAAATCAGCCCACATCCGCGCCAATGTATCGGCTCCGCGAGCGCCGCCCTCGATAACAAGCGATATGGTCGGCATTTGCTGGTCCAGCACCTCGTAAGCTCGACGCTGATCGTCGTAGTCGCGCCCACCGCATACGATCACTTTCATCTTTCCTCCCCAGTAACACCCAGAAACCGATACGAAACGCCATCCGCCTCCACCAAACTCCAATAATCCGCCTCCCTGGCAGGCGGAATCCTCGACCTCCGCACAGCAGCAAAGGAAATGACTTCGGGGAACGCCCAGAGTGTGGCGATGCCGAGGATGTAGCCGGTTAGGAAGGAGGGGATGGTCATGGGTTGGCCTTTGCCGTGATTGCATCGATCACGTTTGATAGGCTTGCCTCCTTAATTGGCATTCCCGTCGGCACGTCAACGGTCTTGATGTACCAGTAGTGGCCCATTTCGTGCGCCCTTAGTTCGGCTCGACGGTGCAAGAAGGCGTATCGATTCAAACCAAGTTGCATCGCAGCCTTGATTTCTACATTAGCCGCTTGCAACTCCCGCAGTCTCCGCACTTCCGCGCATAGATCGAGGATGGCGGATGGCGATGCGGCAGCGATGAATTGGCCCTCAGTGCGGTCGCCTGATGCGGCTGACCACTCCATGGCGTCACCCCACTCGCAACGATTGGCCGCCTTGGCGAGTGATTCGAGTGCGTCTAGGTCGATGGTCATGCGGCTTCCTTTTCATGTTGATTAAAATCAGCCCGTGCCTCGATTCGCTTTTCCAGCCTGCGAGCCTTCTTTCTCATCACCTTCTTTAGCCGCTGCAAATACTCGACGGACCATTTTGCTGTCCATTGCATGGACTCGATTTCTTCGACGCGGTTGATGCCGATGCGCTCGACAAGGCCCGCACGGTAGTTCGAGTGCGCCCCACCCATGTCGCGATTGCATTTTTTGCACTGCGCCGAAATATTGGGCAGAAAAAACCGCATGTGTGCCGCGCTGCCGACGCTGCGGAAATGCCCGGCGTCCATGGCACCGCCAAATCTCGCGGCAGGTCGCGCGCCGCAGGAGATGCACCCATGGCCGGCGAGCGTGTCTCGCAGTCTCGCAACCTTATTAACGACCGCTTGCGCCTCGGCAATCCACTCGCGGCGCGTCTTGAGTTTGGCCTTCCGTTCCGCGAGAGACTTTCTTTCCTCTTTGTTCGCTCGCGCCAGCTTTTGGGCCTTGATCTTGGCAGCCCATGCAGACGCGCACACCGGCCCGCAAACCTTCTGCATGGATCGGGTCGGAGTGAACACGACTTTGCACTGAGCGCATTTCTTCGGCTTCAGCGTGGCGCGCATCATGCCGCCATCCTTTGCCCGCGGAGATGCGGAGCGTTGGCGATGTAGCATGCGATCGAGAAGCCCCGCGGCGTCGCGCTGCGGATGTTGCCGCGCTGCTCGCTGGGTGGCGCCTTGTGGATCCGATCGTCGGGAGCGCCCAGCGAATAGAGTTTGACCTCCGGAGGCATCACGAAGTCACCAAAGGTCCACAGTTGCGTATTTTTGGTGTAGTTATCGTCCGGGCAGTGGCCCGTGTACTGATGCGGATGAAACGAGTGCTGCGCCTTACCAAACACGCGCGACAGGACGCTCACCGGGTTCTCCAGAAAGCCAGGGGCGCCGGCCAGCGTCAGTACGGTGCGGCATTGCTCTGCCACAGACACGGCCTTTGCCTGAAACATCGGATCGGCCTTGCGCTTGTGCTCGAACCATCGCGCACCGGAGACGGCCATATCCGTGCAGGGCGGGAATGCCGCGCCGAAAACAACGTTCTCCGTCCGCATGATGTGCCTCAGCAGTGGCATAGCCTCAAGCACAGTAGCCTTGATGCGAAACAGGCGCCCGTCATCGACAGTCTCGTCGTGCTGCGGGTCGACCATGACAACGCGGTAGCCACCATCAAGCCACGGCTCCGCGAAGTTCATCGTCAGATTGCAGAGTAGAAGTACTGTTCCCCGGTTCACTCCCATCCCACCACCCTGTAGTGTTTGCCGACGATATGCTCCAGCACTGGCTTGGGTTCTTCCTTCCAGATGCAATCGCCGTTGCGGTCCAGTTGCTTGCCTTGTTGCGCCCATAGCGAGACTGCTGGCCAAAAGGGTGATCGCGCTGCCGGCTGACGCCCCTCATCGCCAGAACCATTGAGAACCACCGGGCCGCACTGCGGATGCATTTCGAAGCGGTAGCGCTTGCCTTCGACTACGATTGAATGGTCTGGGCCGCCTAGGGAGAGGTGGATTAGGTTCACTTCCGCCCCCATCCGCATATAGCCCCATGTACAGTGACGAGCGCGCACACAATCCAGTAGGGCTTGCCTCCAATCTCGATCCCCTGAAGCGATAGGAAGACGAGAAGGGCAGTCATGTTGATCGACATGAGCGTGATTCTCATGCGGCACCAAACGCAGGTGGAAGCGTTGCGGTAATCCCCAGCCCTTTGCAGTAGACT